CAACGCAATCCTTTGAGACAAAATTTTCCTCCTTTGAAAATAATTCTAATGGACTCCGTGTCTTTCATCATTAGGTCAACGATTCCTTGTGGCACCCCAGCCAGTAGGAAACATTGAGCCAAGAGCTTCAGTATTGGTTCGGTTTGAGTTCCGTCAAACGTGGAAAAGTCATTGTCCCATAACTTTCCTAATCGACAAGTCAACCATTCACCTATTTTGCCAGAGTCACCATGGTACGGAAAGTAAAACTTTCCATCACCATTAAGTTCCTTACCGAGGGCCTCAGTTATAGGAACCAAATAGCGCCCAACGAGGTAGTTCAGAATGACTTCTGAGGCACAAATTGGACGTGGTGATTTGGCTTTTGGGTAAAATTCTCTCTTCAAAAATATCTTGGTGTTGTTTGTTGGCAATTCTCCTGTGGCTTCCCACTGTACCATTTCAGCCCGAAGTTTCTTCTCTTTCTTGGGCACAAACCTTTCAACCCACTCTTCAAAAGATAGTGGGTCAACATCAATTCTTTTCAAAGCTTCAATCAACTCAACAGGTATTGTAACATCTTTCCATTTGTGGAAATTGTCTCTGTTGATCTTGAAACCGAGTCTATTGCGGATTGAGTGTTCTAAATTATGAGTACACTTCCTTGGCATGTATGGCAAATACCAAGGATGGTAAATCATAGGATAGGCAGCCAATCCCGGGTCACAGCATTCATGTTCAATTCTAGAAGAAATAACCTTCTCAGGATCTTCTTCCTTCAATTCAGTCAATCCATGTTCTAGAACACAGTAATCATAAATTTTCGGATGCACAGTTTCCTTGATTTTTGCCATTCCATTATAGATTCCTTTCACAGTAGTGAAAATTCCAATTGGATCAATGTCCATTGGAGCGGTGGAACCCGGGAATAGGTCAAATAACCAAGGAAGAAAGTGTGATTGTATCTTAGATCCAATCACGGCGGATGCACAAATTGCAGCCGCTCCTGCTGCCGTTTTACTGACAGCAGGATTCTTTCTCCGTGTAAGAAAAGCACTTGCTATTAACCCGACACCGACAAGAGATGCTTTCCAGTGCCAATGAACTTTACGGCTGTCAATCAAATTCAGAAAATCTTCATGATAGCCAACCCGATCTGACCAATCAGCCGGAACAGCTATTGGTTGCGAAGGGGCAAGTTCTTTAAACATCCGGGCAGCGTGATCTTGAAGGAAAACCAGGTCTGCAAAACCTTCCTGTTTTCCGCTCCGTCTCACTCTGTCGATATAGACTCTTAGAGATTGTGGGTTGACACGCTCGCTGCGGCGATATTGCGCTCTGCAAATACGCTCAGCTTCTGCGGTCATCACTTCGATGTTGTCGTCCATAGATACCTCCATTTTCTGATGTGAAATGGTGGTCCTCAACGAGAATCGCGAAACATCATCGTCAGACACCGTTGCTGCTTTGAACTTCAATACCCACACATCCTCAAACTTGCGTGATATCTCCCATGTTAGCAAAACATTGTTTTCAATGTAATGCCCAAGTTTGATCCACGATAAATCTGAATGCTTGTAGGTTTGCATGTTTCCAGCGGCTAGACACGTTACAATGTTTGTGTCAGCATCCCTTAGACAACTCAACTCCCCATGCATGTATTTTCCACGGTCGTCCCAAATGGGATGTACGACTGCGTAGTGTTCATGCACTGCCTGTCTCATAATGGCACATATGATATCAGAAGGTGTGAAGTAGTATAAAGAATGAACGGATATTGAAACTCCAAATTGGTGGCATACACAAGCCTGTGACATGTGTAAACAGTCACGGTCATTGGTGCGGCCTCTAATCAAGTCCTTAGGCTCGAATAGAGGTTTGCTACACCATATGTAATCCCTCCCATTTGATCCACGGTAAGTG